CAGTTTTTAAAAACTCAGCCACACAACGATTTCTATTTTGTGTTAAAACTGAATCTTGTTGTAAGCAAAACCTAATAGGAATGCCTTGTTGAAAACAAGTTTCCTGTAGATGAAGACATGCGGAAGTATAGTGCATGGACACTTGACCGTGGACGGGGGTTGCTACAAATAATCCTATTCTTTCTCTCATCTTCTCTTAACCACTTTTAACAAAAAATATAGGGCGAGTCAAGCCCGCCCTATATTTAGATTCGATTACGCGCCTGGCGAACCGAAGATACCTCTAGGATCAGACCAACCGAAGCTGTATCTTTCTCTAGCTTTATATCTTACGTTACCAGTATCAAAATCACCTTCCATTGAAGTTTTGATAGGTGATCTTACGAACATTTTAAGTCCGTTTGGCACATCAGTTTTGATGAAGAACGCATCTGTGTCAGTTAAGTAGTGGTTTACTACATAACCTTGAGGGATCATTCCCATAGACACGACTGCATTTACATCGTTATCTGCTGTTCCAACTCTACCTGAAGACTTCATTAATCTTTCCGCTGTGAATTGTAATTCACTTGGGATGATTAATTTCATTCCTCTTGCAGCAACTTTCAAACCTCTTTCATCTGTGAATGCAGCAATATCAATTAATGATTGCTCCAAAGATGTTTCGTTTAAGTCAGCAGAAGTTGCTAACTCATTCGAGAAAGTACCAGCAATTGTAGGATGGTTTGTAGCTAAAAGCTCTTTTCCATCTCCACCAGGGTAGTTTGTATTAAACGCGTTGTTCAATACGTTAGCCGCTTTAACTTGCTTAGTATTAGCCATAGATCTAGCTAATGCTTTTGTGTATCTAGACGCAAGTCTATCATACAAGTTGTCTTCGATCGCTTCTTCAGTGATCGCAAACGCTAAAGCGATTGTTTCGTGAGTGTAACGAGAAGTGAAAGTTTCTTGAGCATTGTCATAAGACACTCCAGAACCTTCAGGTTTCACGGCAGCATTCGCGAATCCAGATAACATTACTTCTTCTTCAAAAGCTCTGTCTGAATTTTCTGAATCGAAAATTTCTGCGTGCTCGTTCTCATATCGTCTGTATTCCAGGCCAAATAAAGCATTTAAACCTGGCTCTAGTTCTTTAACTAGCTGTTGTCTTGATATAGCCATAATTTATATCTCCTTATTAACTGTTGACCTGTGATGAACTTCTGTACAAGTGACCTGGGATGTTAACCACAAAGTTAACGTTCGCACTAGCGATATCACTGTTCTCGATATCTTTAGATACGCCCATAATTCTTAATTGTACTGCTGTAGCGGACGCAATTGTCGCTGTAGCAAGTTCAGTTTTTGATACGCCGTTGATCGTGCTTGGTGATCCGTATACGATGTTTGCGTTTGCAAACACATCGCCTTGACCATTAGCCGTACCATCAGCTTGGATTTCGAACCTTGCGAAAGGATCGTCATATACAAATGCTCTGATTTCTTCACCAGAAGCAACGTCAGTCGAACTGTAGTAGTTCGCGAACCTTGGTTTACCAGAAGTTGGATCTTTTGTAATAAAAGTTCCCCAGAATACACCCAAAATGTTAGTTGTGGTTGCATCATCGATTACTTCAACGGTACCGCCGTTCACAGCAGTTACTAGGTCACCTTGGAATATAGAAGTTGCATAAGCATCTGCAATTAAATATTCAGATAGACCTTGGTTGTCTGCATTTTGACCAACTTTGCCTATAGGTCTTAAACCAAAAGCGGCATCTTTATTTGCCATAGTTTTTTTCTCCTATTTTAAGTTGATCGGTAGTCTTAGAAATTACCAAAAGATTATTTCTTTGAACCACCGAAGGTTACACGAGTTTGTCTATCACTATTGATAGGCATACTTGGATGCTGTTCCTTCATGAGATCGTTGTTAACTGCTTCATCTCTATCTTTGGTTTGCTTATTAAAATAAGCTTCCCTAGATTTCGCGATCTCTTCTGGTATCCTAGCCAGCAATAGGCCGCCAACCCCTATGACTCCTGCATATTTGCCTTCTTTCACAGTTGGATAATCCGTTTCAGGATATTGGTCTGCTCTCACGAGTTCCCATCCTGATCTGATCTTGCCTGACATGTTCTTTGTATCATCAAAGCCCATAGTCTCAGCTCTTATCCATCTGTGTCTGAATCCATCAGGCGCAGGTGGTGCATCAAGTGATGACGGGGGAGTCCAAGTTTGAGGTCTATTTGACTTCACTCTTGTCTGACTCGCGCGAGAAGTTTTTATATCATTATCTTTTTCCATTACGCTTATACCTCCTTCGCGGTTAATTGTTTTGCGTATTCTTCGAGTGGCACACCTAATCTTTTAGCAATTGCTACCTGTGAAGGTGTGAGTTTCACAGTTTTTCTGCGTCCTGTCGTGCTTGGACGATTAGCGGATGCAACAGTTTGAGCAGGTTTTGCTCTTTCTGTTACTTGTCCTTCAATCTTACCAAATTTATGCGGAAATTCAACCTTTATTCTTTTATCAATTTCAACATAGTATTCGTCAGATTGAGGGTCAAAACCTTCTTCCTCAACTAGTTTTTTATGTATATCAAAAGCCGTATAAGTCATGGCTGAATCATTACCAAACCAAGAGTTTTTAGCTGCCCAAGCCTCTGCTTTAGCATCTGTTTTAACTCCTTCAGGTAATTCATAACCATTATAAGCATAACCCTCTTTATAATACTGTTGAGGTGTTATATTTACTTCTTTTTGTGACCTTTGTTCTTCATGAGCTGCTTTTAAGATAGATAATCTAGAAGCATCTGCATTTAATTGAGCTAGTTTTTCTTGTGCTGCGACTTGTGCGTCTACATCATTGTCTTCAATAGCTTTCCTTAAAATTGCTCTTACAGCTTCTGTATTTGTTTTAACTCTTGTTTCAAATTCAGAAACATAAGACTGATCGAGTTTAGAATATCTTTTTTCGTATTCTTCTCTTTTTTGTTTTTCAGTCTGAGCATAAGCAATCGCTTCTTCTTTTTGTCTTTCAGCTTCTCTCATTTTACGAGTTAATTTAGCAATACGTTTTTGAACGCCCTCGCTGTATTCTTTTAACTCTTCCTCTTTATCTTTCTTTTTTTCTTCTTGATTTTCAGTTTTTGTTTCAACAGGTTGTTCATCAACTTGTTCAACTTCCAACTTATCTTCTACAACGGGTTCTTTTATTTGTTCGTTGTTTTCATCAAAATTAATCTCGGCTCCTTGTTCTTCTCCGACATCAATTAAGTCTTGTTTTTTTTCTTCTTGCATAGTGCCTTCCTATGTTAAATATGATGTAATACAGATTCAGGATCTTTAATAGTTCCTAAAACTTCATCATCGTTTAGTATTCGCACTTCTCCACCTTCTATTGGTAATCTTGATCCAGCATATCTAGCAAAGATTACCCAATCTCCTTTTTTTGCACCACGGACCGGTTGCAAACTTATCTTTATCTGCATATGCTAGTGGTCCTATTTTTAATACATAACCACAGTTCACTGCAATTCTAAGTTTATCTAATGTCTCTTGTGCAATTAAAATTCCGCCTTTAGTTTTTTCTTTGGGTGTAAATGGTAAAACTAATAATCG